ATCTCTTTTTCGTATAGCTTCTCTAGCTTGTTGCAGAGTAGGCATAGCTCTAAGAGTTTTCTACCAACGCATTTACTTCTCCCAAATCTATATTTTCACCGGGATTCAAACGCTCTAGTTGTGCTTGTTGCGCTGCTTGTAATCTAAGTTGCCGAGCTTTTAGTTTGTCAGACAGATCGTCAATATCGGCAGATTTTGCCGCTATTTCAGCGTCTCGCGCGTCTTCTAGTATTTTTATCTTACGAACATCATCAGGATCTGTTCGATCTAACGTACGTAGATCTGCATATTTAGGATCATTTTCTACTGTAATTTCTATTTCTTTACGAAGTTCTATTAGAGCTAGCACAGATGCGCCGACATCTTTCGACAGTGACGATAAATTATCTTCTGTTATCTGCTCACTAAGTAGTCTATTTCGTTCTTGTTCAGTGAATAATTGACGTACGTTTCGCTGCTCTTCTAGCGTTAGGCGTGCTTGATCCATAAGGCTTGCTTGTTCAGCTTGGTCAGCATTTGCTAAGAAGTTACGCGCATTGTTTTTCTGATTAATTATATTAGCTTCTGAATCGGTATACGCTTTCGCAGCATCAGCGCCAAAGTTACGGTTAAGCTCTATAGTAGTTGCTTGAATACCCATTACATCTTGATCTAACTGTTTACGACGCGCTGCTTCTTCACGTCGCAGTTGTCCGCCACGCACACCTACACCAGTTATGCCGCCTCTACCAGCAGCTGTAAACAAATCTACAAGATCGTCCATGCGAGACGGCGTCGTTTCATCGTAAGTTGCCTGTACACGCTTCTGCATGTTTTCAAGCAGCTTTTCGTTTTCGCTCATCTTTGACAGCTTTCTTATACGCTCTATAGCGGCAAGCCCCGCTTTATCAGGATCTTTTGCTATATCAGCTTCTGCTTGCTCTCGCTGTGTCTGATCTAACTGGTAAGGATCTATGCCTGCAGCAATACCGGAAGTTCTTACCGCATCAAGCCGATCTTGTATGCTGGGAGCAGGTTTTGCAGGTGTTGGATCTTCTGGTCTTAAAACACCTCCACCGGGAGGCGTTCGCGGACTAAGTGCAGGGGGCACGTAGTTAGGGCTAAGTGCAGGAGGCAAATTTGGTGCAATACCCGGAGTTGTGCCGCCAGAAGAAGGCGGCATGGGAGTTGCAATGCCACTTGGTGGTGGCGCTGCTGCGATTGAACTCATCCCTTGTCTATTACGTCCACGTCTAGCGGAGAAATCGGGTCTTAGAGCCGCAAAAATACGTTCGGTAGGGCTTTTACCTTCTGGGTTGCTACGTATCATTTCTATAGCTCTGTCTCGATCTATAATCCTACCTAGCCTTTGTTGTAATGCTTGTATTTGGTCTTCTGTGACTTCTACCGGCCCTTTATCTTCTGACCCATTAGCAAACGTAACAATACCCCCACCAGCCAACTGCACCGGACGTGCCTGACTCATCATGCCTTGAGCCATTCGCGGTTGTTGCTGTGGCGCACCTTGGGGCATACCCTGTCGTGCGCGTTGTACAACGTCCATCTCGCTTGGGCCTACGCCCATTTCTTTTGCGGCTTGCTGGCGATACTCGCCCATAAGACCTTGCTGCATTTGTTCTTTGATAGTTGCGGGATTGCCTTGTTGCTGCATGGCTTGGTTACGTTTTATAGCATCTAGGTCTTGCTTTAGTTGCTGCATAGCAAGCAGATCAACCAATTCCTTGGTCATGTTGGCGCGTTTTTGCAGCCCCTGCATGTTGCCTGCGTAGGCGTCTTTAGTGCGTTCTATCTGACTAAGAGGGTTATCCAACATCATCTTATCCCACGCAATAACTCTAAAATACCGCCTATACCACCACCTATTTCTTGAAAACCTCCGGGTTCGACAAACTGACGAGAAGTAGCGGTAATTGGTAGTCCTTGTAGCAGCGACTGCATAAACTGTAACTGCTCATACGGGTATTGCTGTTCTTGTTGGAACTGCAAGTAATCAGCAGTAATACCTTCTTGTTCTATACCACGCTGTTCTTGTCCGGCGGCACGCATGTCTCGTAGTGCGCTCAACCCAAACCGACGATCAGCTTCTTCGGCTGCTATTCTGCGACGTTCTTGTTCGTTGAACTGCTCACGTTCACGCTCTTGGCGTTCTATTTCCCGACGTTGTTCTTCATTAAATTGTCTTCTACGAGATTCATCAAGTGCTTCTTGGCGACCTGCTTCTATATTGAACTGCCCTCGACGTGCTTCTTCTGCTTGCCGCCGAGCTGCTTCTTCTTTGTTAAACTGATCTACACCGACTTCAGCGATACGCTGGCGCATACGTTCTTGTTCGTTAAATTGAGCCATCATGGCATCGCGGTTAGCCATTGCACGTTGCTGTTCAGTGTTGAACTGTCGTTGCGCTTGACCAAAAGCCTCGGAATAACCTCTACCAGTAATATCCGCAAGCTGCGTACCTAGATTACGCGCTCCTTCTGACTCTAATATAGCTTGACGAGATCCACCAAAAGCACCGGCACGAGTCAATCGACCAGCATCTGCAACGCGCTGCATTTCTGCTTGTCGTTTTGCTTCTCGCAATTGCGGTTCTAACGCAGCCTGCAAGTATGGGTTCATATATTGTTGTGCAGCAGCCCCAGTAAATGCTTCTGGGTTGTATGTATTTTGAAATGTGCCTTGCTGCATACCAGACAAATCGTAGGAGCCGGGGGTAAATCCTGCTTGATAGCCTTGTCCTGCGGCATCACCAAAACCAAACTGTTGTCCAGCAGTCATATCACCGCCAAAAGAAGTTATGCCAGTTTGCTGGTTAGGATTTAACCCTGCATATCCAGCAAAAGCCTGTTCTTGCAGCCCACTGACACCGGCAGTGAGTGGGCCGGTATATACATCAAAAGGTTTGTCGGCAAGAGCCATGCCTTTGCCAAGCATCTCTGTAACATAAGGGCCAGCAAACTCCGCTAGTCCTTGTTGAGTTCCAGATATTTGTCCTACGGGGCTGTTAGGATCTTCTACTGTAAGTTCGTTACTCATAACCTACCCCATCCTTTTAGACAGCATCATAAGCACTTGATCTGCGTCTATGTTCTTCTGTTGTTTAGGTGTGCCAGTAGCTTTGGTGCGTACCATACTCATAAACTCATCCAGTGCTTCTGCACCCGCATCAGAATTGCCATTACCAAGCATTGCTACCACATCTGCTGGTAGCACAAACTCACCATGACTCAACCGTGCTTCTTGCACGCCGTCAATGTCAGCGGGTATAAGATCGGCTTGCCCATCAGAATCACCTTGCAGATAGCCACCACCTTGTAACACTGAACCGCCTTTCATAAACCCTGCTGCCTGTGCTTTAGCTGCGGCACGAGCTTCTTCAACAGACATAGGCTCTTGGCCTTCAGGTTTTTTAGCGTATATGGTGTCGGAAAAATAGCGTCTACCGCCACTGCCGGGGCGACGATCTGTGTCATCCCTGCCTGTAACTTGTTCTCGTACAGCAGTATATCGCGGCACTTCACCTTGGTACCCAACAGGTGCTATATCAGGGCTGAATGCACCTCTATCTTTTAAGAAGCTAGATAGTCCTAGAGCTAAACCTAACTGACCTAAGTTTAGATCTCCTTTGCCACTAGAACCGCCACCGAGCAAACCCCCAAGATCGCCAAGATCGCCAGATCTAACTGGGTCTGAGCTTCTACCTTTCAAAAAATCTTCAAGTAGGCCAATAGTGCTTTGACCCTCTCTACCAGAACCAAATCCAAGAATATCAAGAATGCTAGAGTCAGATGCGTCGTCTTCAGACGAACCGCCCATAACAGGAAGATTAAGATACATCACTTGCCTCCGACTATACGTAGTAGCTCATCAAGACTACCATAAGAGTTTCTGACCGCACCACCGTTTGCCATACCACCCCCCGCTAGACTAGCTAAGAAAGCCATTGTGTCGTCACCGCTAGTACGTCTTTCTTCACGATCCCCGAGATCAAACAACTCTGCACCTGTCTCTTGCAGTATGCCGGGAGTGCGGATAAAGGAAGAGGGGGTGCGTGTAGGCGTAAACGTAGGTGTAGGCACTGGCACATCAAAATCAGGCAGCGGTATATCCAAGTCAGGTAGGTCAACATCAATACTTGGTAGATCAATGTCCGGCAAACTTGGCTTTGGTATTGCCTCTACCACGCTTTCAATAACTTCTTTTGCAGGCTGCAAAACGGCATCGTCTACAGCAGAACCTACATCTTTCACTACGTCTTCTACAACTGGTGCTACTTCTTCTACTAACTCTTTTGCTGGTTCTATGATTACGTCATCTACGGTAGAACCTACCGCCCGCACTGCATCTTCTACAACGGGTGCAGCGTCTATGATCGGCTCGACTATCGGTTTAACAACATCTTCTACTGCCGCTCCTGTAGCCTTAACTGCATCTTCTATGAGTGGTGCTTTTTCTACCACAGCACCTGCCACATCTTCGATAACGTCAACCACAGGTTCTGCTACATCGCCCAATACCTTGACCGTGCCTTCTACAAACCCTTTTGCGGGCTGTAAAAAAGTATCGTCTATGAGACTGCCGGTCTCTGATATTACGTCTCCTATCTTCTTAATAAACTCCGGGGTCTTCATGTTGTTTGGCGCTAATGCACCGCCCTCTTTTATGTATTCCTCAAAACCCTTAGCTATAGCATCACCAAAATCGGTGCCTTTCGCTAACTCAAGCTCGGTTCTAACAAACCCCGCAACAGCATCGTCTTGGTTTATGTTGTAGCCATCTAAAAACTCTTTATCTAGCCCCACTTTATCCATTGCTGCTTTAGTGAATTTAGGGCCAACCAGAGATATAGCCGCACCTGCTACGTTTCCGTCTATCGCAGCATCTACAAACTTAGCTCCTTCCACTACCTTGCCAAACGTATCGGCAGTTTTTGCAGCGGCATTTGCAGCTTCTAATAGTGCAGGATCTGGTAGTGCGGCACCCAAAGTAAATGCATCCGCTGTAGCCGCTTTTGATAAGGCCGATGCGTTTGCACTAAGTCCTTTAGCAAATCCGCCTACACCGCCAAGCGCAAAAGATTTTAGTATGTCATTAGTATCGCCACCTGTAGCAGCAGTAATACCGGCTGATGTTGTGCCGTAAGCCAGTGCAGAACCAACCGCAGACGTACCACCACCAAAAGCAGCCGTACCAGCAAGTGCTCCACCACCAAAAACAGACAACCCAACTATGGCAGCAACTTTTAGTGCGTCTTTGACAGAACTGTCTTTGACTTCCTTGGTACGTATTTCACCGAAAGTCATGGGGTCGTAGAGGTAAGTAGACCCGTCTTTAGTCTGGCGAATAGGCTGCACGCCGTACTTAGCGTACATAGACTGTAGCATCGGGTCGCGCTTATACGCTTCCAGCAATGCTTCTTGGTAACCCACACCTTCAGTTGCTTGTATGTACGGTATGGTTTCAGCAAGTATAGGTTTTACAAGTGACTGGAACTCAGAAATTTGCTCTTGCGAAGCGTTTGTATGCGACTCGTAGTTACCACCGAAATCTCTAATGCTTGGTGTGCCAGTGGTAGGTACTACATCGAATCCGTAGTAACTGCTTAACGCTGCTGCAGTATCTGCACCGCCGGTATTAGCGATTGTACTGAAGGCAGACCGAACTACATCTTTGTCTACACCTGTGCCACTCTTTAGCCCTTTTAGGTATTCGGAGCCGCCCACTTCGGATAGGTATTCATCTGGGGTAAAACTTAGCTTTGCTTTAGGGGCTTGGTAGTAATTTCTTCCGCCACCTTCACCGCCTATCTCCATAGCCATCTCTCTATCGAGGGCTTCTTTAGGATTTAGCGGGTCTATAACAGTGTTTCTAAACACCCTATCGTAGTAATCATCTACCTCGTCCACATCATCTACAGTGTCGTAGACATTCTTACTTGCTGCACCTAGCAAAGTGTCTTTGTAGCTTTGTATGGCATCTTTAGCTGCTATGGGTTTATTTTCTCCGCGTGTCTTTATTGACTCCGCTGTAGGTGCGGTAGTTACAGGAGGAGGTGTCACCGGCTTAGGCGCTGCGGTTGTAGGTGCAGCACGTTCAGCGCGTTTTCTAGCAGCTACTTCTGCGGGTTTTGCGCCCGCTCCATACAGTAATGCAGCTTTACGATCTGCTTCTGCCTGCGCTGCTTTTCTAGCTATCACCTGTGGATTTGTCTCAGGTATAAATTCACCACCACTTACAGGTCTACCTACTCTGTTTGGTGGTGTTACTGGTGCGGGTGTAGGCGCTCGTGATTTTAACGCAGGTGGTGCAATCGGCGCAGTAGGTGTATACGCAGACCTAAGATTTGGGCCTATGGAGGTATAAGCTCTTCCAACAGGCATAACTGGTGCAGGCGCTACAGGTTCGGGCTTAGGTACTGCACGACTAGCACGAGATGATGTAACTGGTGCAGGGGGGCGTCTCGTTACAGGAGTAGGTCTAGGTGGAGCAGGAGGTGGAGCAGGTATAACTGGAGGGGGTGCTACGCTAACAGGTGCAGGGAACCCTCCTAACCCAAATCGACCAAAATCTCCAGCGGTGGGAATCTTACTAGGATCAAAGAAACCACCTAGCCCAGAAAAATCTAAATTTATTGGGCCGAAGTTACCTCTCATCACTCTACCTCCAGCAGACTAGCGACGACATGCAATCTGTTAGCTGTAGCAGCAGTGACTTTTATTATCTCCGATTCTTCTACCACTAGGGGTGCAGTAAGTAATTCTACTGTGGCGTTAGCACTAACAGCTTTGACCTTAAACAAACTGAACACCGCAGCGGAAGCATCGGTAATCGTTACCGTTATAGTATCTGCGTTACCCGAATCTTCGGACACAAGAATAGATTTCACAATAGCAGTACGTGCTGTTGGGCACGTATACAGCGTGGTAGCAGTAGTAGCTGTTAAATCTACTTTTGCGTTTTTATACTGATTAGCCAAGGAACCATGCCTGTGCTTGAGCTTCTGGCGCTGCGGATAGCTCTCGTATGCCTTCGTCTAGCTGCCTGAAATAAAGACGCAATGCGTTGTTAAACAGTTCAAACGAAGCTGGTGTGTACTCTCTTGGAGGATCAGGGAGTCTTGGAGCTACAAAATTATAGGTAGGCATTACCTTCTCCCATCCGCTCTTATGTCTAGTCTAGGGGCACCCAACTGCCACTTTACACCTAAACTATCAGACTGAACTTTTATAGAGAGCTGTCGCCCTCTTACCCTAGTATTCACCTGTGTGGTGTATTTTTCTACAGGCACCGTAGCAGATCTTGTGACAGTGCCGCTGCTAGAACCACCTTCAGACAGTGGATCGTTTCGCCCAGAACCAGATGACTGCAAGGGTAGTAGCTCAAACGTAGCTGCGGGGCTATCCGCAGTAGAACCCTCAAACGTAATATCAGGTAGCAAACGTCGTATAAACGAGAACTTGTCTCCGTCGTCTATGTCAAATTCCCCCGACGTTATAAACGCAGTTATAGCAGAGCCAGTGCTACCCTCGTTGTTGTCTAGTCCGTCTTCATGCGTGACTAAGTTGTTACTGTAGGTAGCAGCAACAGGGAACTGACGTATGCCGGTATCTAACCAAGCAGACCTAGCTAGACTGCCAAAGTACCAAATGTTCTGTTCATAGTTGTATATGACGTACTTATCTATTGTGGTCGATGTACCAGAGCAATAGAACCACCATATCTCGTTAAACCCTTCGTTCGATCCAGCAAATACCTGCTCTATCTGTTCATGGTTTATGTCAGTAAATACGTGGCGTTTTACTGTGCAGGGTAAGTTCTTAACGCTACCGTCGTATAGATAGAAAGAGTCCAACCCCATCCAGTAAGTTACGCCATCGGAAAACACTGCCGAATTTTGTGATGCTATAGATAAGTTAGTAGATAGTAGCTGCGAACCCCACACTATGGTGCCGCCAACGTACTGCAAGGCATACAGAGCAGAATCGGTAAACACAAGAATCTCTTGACGTGCCTGTAATGCGCCTATTATTTCAGAACCTTGAGACAGTCTTAGATCACCAGCTTGATTAGTGGCACTAGGAGTCCAGTTAACAACATCTTCTTGGTCTGACCAACGTATTAACATTGGGTCTTGGGTAGATGTTCCTAACGTATTAGCCCCAAAACAAAACACAAACCGGCTTACGTCAGATACCAATATGAAGTTCTGTTTGGTTGGTGTGTTAGAAGCACCTGATAGAGCGGATAACTCTACTGCCCGTGTGGTAAGCCCGTTAGTGGCATCCCAGTAGTAGATACTGTTACCACGAGGGCCAAACACTAAGTCCTCTCCAAAATTAGATTGGCTCCATAACCTCAATGAATCCGTAGATGTGGCTCCATTACCCCATGTGCCTTCGCTCCATCCACCAGCACCCCAGCCAACTAACGGTACGGCAAACTCTGGGCCTACGTTCAGTTGGTATTTTGCTGTTACAGAGCCGCCGCCAGTGGCAGAAGATGAGGCTGCACTGCTTGATTCTATGGTGTATGTGTTGCCGGTAGAGTACGTTATCTGAAACTCACCATTTAAGGTCAACCCACCCGCAGCAGATGCTCCGCTGAACGTAACAAAATCACCGTTTATGTAGCCCCCGTTAGCGTCTGTAACAGTGACAGTAGTAGAGCCAGAAACAGTCGTAAAAGGATCAGTAAGAGACACGCCAGACGGCGTACGTTCAGGTGTTATATCGAAGTAGACTCCACCCTTTTCTATATACATTTTAAGGTTTGTGCCTACGCCGAGCAGCTTTTGCCCTTCCAAGGTCACCCAATTAAACAGTGCACGCGCAACACCTAAGAACGTATTAGAAGATATACGCTGCCACCCACCTATTTTTTCAGGATAGCCTGCACGAAACCGTATTTTATCGCAGTCTGCCCAGCCTTCTTCATCTACATAACGTGTAACTTCTTTGTTTACACCGGGACGTAGAACCAGCTTACGCAAAGCCATTATCTATACTCACCTGTGCGTATAAGCTCAGTGACTTCCACTGCACGATCACCTACCTGACTTGCCCACCTGCTATCCATAAACTCATCAGCAGCTATATCGTACTGTTCACGAGACATGGCTTCTAGGGCTTTGACAAACCCACGCAATCTGGTCAGACCAAGGTTGAAGCACAGGTTTATCATGGCATCTCGTCTGGGTTGAGTAAGACCTTCATACCAGTCATAGGCAGCGGCTAGCTCTTCATCGCAACGCTTTATATCGTTTGACAGCAGATATTCGATCTCATCGTCAGACAAACCGATACCACCATCTTCGTCAATGCAGCGCCCGACACCTATGGTGGTCTTGTCGGCTGTACATTGGTA